GCTCCCCGTAAATCGGCTCCCCGTAAATAGGCTCTCCGTAAATTGGCTCCCCGTAAATCGGCTCCCTATAAATCGGCTCCCCGTAAATCGGCTTTTTTACCACCATCACCATATAGCCATTCTAAATGTTCTCTTAATATTTTTTGCAACTCATCCTTATTCATTTTCGCCCTCCTTACACCAAAGTGAAAAACATATACGGACCATCGAAGAAGTACTCCCTATCTTCATCATCTTCATCAAGCAATACGGTTTCCCCTAATAGCCTTGCCAGTTTGTAAAATTCATCATCGCTCATATGTATTTTAATAACTTCTCCGTCAACTGTTTTGCTAATCCCTAAAACTCCGAGCCATTCATTCTGCCACACAAATTCGTTGGCAAGTCTTTCAATTCGGTTCAATGTTTCGGTATCTCTCACTTGTCTGTCCATTTTTTCCCTCCTTTGAGGGAGGTTTTCCCTCCCTCTACTTTTGAATATTAACTTTCAATTATCCTAATCCTCCTGAAGCATTATTACCTCACAATCCATACAGGCGATGTACACTTCTTTAGTAGCCCTGACTGAATTCCCGCAAACGGGGCAAACATACTTCCTGCCTGACTGCTTCGCCTTCTTTTTCATTTCCGGTTGAAATCTCACTATTTCAAAATTAGTGATATTCATTTCATCAACCATCTTTGAGGTGGTTTCGTTCAGGGCGGTAATGTTATAGCCGTACTTTTCACTTTTAGCAACTGTTAAGCCGTATCGCTCTGCAGTTTCCTTAAATGCTTTATTGTGATAAGTCCCGCCCCTTGAGGTGTCTTTGATTTCGTGCTGCAAGTTATAAAGGTGTACCATTTCGTGCAGCAGAGTTCCCACACTCTCTTTTAGAGGTCTGTTGAGATGTTCGGCACTGATTGATATCTCATAATATCCGTCTGTACCATCTTTTTGCCACGCCCTCCAACTTGTACAGTATCCATATGTGATACTGTTCTTCTTCTTAACTTCAGGCGATACAATAATAATCGGTTTTTCTAATTCGCCATTGAATAAATGTTCATTGAAGTTTTCGAATACATTTTCAAGTGTATCAACAACCTTCTTTATACTCTCTTTATCCATTTCGTTCCCTCCTTATCCGCTTGCTTTAACCTGCATTAACTTGCTTTATCTAATATCCATTATATAGTAATGCAATATCAATACAATGATTAGTTTGCTCTATTTTTAGCATTATGTTGCTCAAAATGGTGATAAAAGCAGGGGAATATATAGCAATACCCATATACAATACTACCCTATTACCCTATACAACAATACCCTCCTCCCTTTACCTAACCACCCGAAACCTTTTACCTAACCACCCAACAGACAAAACCTGAAACCATTCAAACCTGAACACTTATCAGGAAAAGAAACTTTAACAGACTGAGAATAAAACAGAAGACCGCAGGAAATGGGAAACGGGAGGCAGTCCAAACCTCCCGAAAAAAAATTGAGGGGAACTATCTCCCCTCAACCTTGTACCTGCTTGTTACCTTGTCACCTCCCTTATAAATGTTCTTAATAACATATTTATTGCTCCTTGTTTCATTCCATAATCTTCAACGGCTTGTGAGTTGGCGAAACTTATCCTTTCGGCCTCCTTCTCATATCTGTCGAGAGTGTCGTAATCAGGCGTGATATTACCGAATGGTGCGTAGCCGGTTACTATGGTAACCCCTCCAATGGTGTAGATATCTGCTCCCCATCCGTTGCGGCCGGCTGTGTACGCCACCGGCTCTTCATATCTTAAAAGTGTCTGTAGGCTGCAATAGGGTACGGATATGATAGGTCCGCCGTTTTCTATTATGTATTTTTTCGTTGTCCTGAATTTCATTTTTTACCTCCTTGCTTAAAGAACATCCGTTCTTTTTCTGTTATATCTTCTACCATAAGGATACTACACTTTGCTATATAAAGCAAGCAATTTATCAATTTAATTATGTATTTTTTTCAATACATTTTGTTCTTTTCTGTTCTGAACAGATGTTCGGTTTACCCCATTCTCCTATTGGCTGGTGCTTGCTGTCGGTCGGTGTCGGTGGCAGTGCTGCAGGTGGCCGGCCTGCCGGGTATGGTAATTTATGGAAGTCGGAATTTCTGCCCCAAGTTGCCGGGTGTCGCAGGGGGAGGGGGATAGTTAGCCTCACCACACGATTTTAGTGAATTTCAGCACTCCCAAATAGCGAACCAAATGGAACAGTTGGGTGGGAAAAAAATTTTTGAGCAAATATGAGTTGTATATGGGTTGTGTCTTATGTGATAGTGTTGTATGTGTGTTATAGGGAAACTGTTACCTCACGCTTTAATTGTTAAGATTAGCAATCCACATTGACAGAAATGGCAAAATATGGTATATGAGAGGTATGGAGGTGTGTTATGGCATTTGGAAAGACATATAAAGACGGCAAGTTTTTAGTATCTCCTGTTGAGATAGAGGAGCGATTAAAGAGGTATATAGAGGAGGTAGAGGTAGAGAAGAAGATGCCCACTCCTGCCGAATTAGCGTTCAGACTTGGCGTCAATAAGGGGATTTTCAAGACATACAAGAAGAAAGATAAGTATCGGGAGATATTAGATTGGTCTATGGATTGGATATTAGCGTGTTTGGAGTATCAGTTACAGAAGGGTGCGGCGGCAAGTTTAATCTTCTTAGCGAAGAACTTAGGATATTCAGACAAATTAGACCAAGTTATAGAGAGCAAGATAAGTGTTACTCTGACAGGGGATGTTAAGAAGTGGGCAAAATAGACATAAAGCCTTATCCCAAGCAAGAGCAATTTTTCTTAGCAGACACAAGATATATTGCTTATGGCGGTGCAAGGGGTGGAGGAAAGAGTTGGGCTGCGAGAACTAAGGCTATGTTGCTTGCTTTAGGAAATGACGGTTTGCAGATATTGTTAGTCAGAAGGACATTGACAGAATTAAGGGAGAACCACATTATACCTTTAGCGATAATGTTAGAGGGAATTGCGAAGTATTCATCACAGAACAAGGAATTTATTTTTCCTAATGGTTCAAGGATAGTATTGGGATATTGTAAGAACGAGATGGATGTACTGCAATATCAAGGGCAAGCCTATGATGTAATATTTTTAGAGGAAGCCACTCACTTTTCAGAATTTCAGTTTAATGTATTTATGGAAAGTAACCGTATGAGTGGTATGGCAGGTGCTTTATTCAAGCCAAGAATGTATTTAACCTGCAATCCGGGTGGAGTTGGACACGCTTGGGTTAAAAGGTTATTTGTAGATAAAGAGTACAGAAACAAAGAGAAGAAAGAGAATTACACATTCATACAGAGTTTAGTATTTGACAATGAGTTCATAGTCAAGAACAACCCTGAATACATTGAGAACCTTGAAAACCTACCTGAAATGCGAAGAAGGGCTATGCTTTATGGCGATTGGGACGCTTTTGAAGGTCAGTTCTTCCCCGAGTTTACAAGAGATGTTCACGTAGTTGAGCCGTTTGAGATACCTTCTAATTGGTTTAGATTTTTATCGCTTGACTATGGAATGGATATGACTGCTTGTTATCGGTGGGCAGTAGACCCGGATGGATTTATGTATGCTTACCGTGAGTTACATCAATCAAGCCTAATAGTATCAGAGGCTGCCCAACTAATAACAGAGATGTGTTTAGAGCCTTATTCGTACATAACAGCAAGTCCTGATTTATGGAACAGAAGGCAAGAAACAGGTAAATCAGGGTATGAAACTATGACCGAGAATGGTTTGCACTCATTACGACCTGCTGATAATTCAAGAATACCCGGCTGGAGAATGTTTAGGGAGTATCTAAAGCCTGTTAAAGACCGAGATGGTAACTTAACCCCTAAATTAAGGCTATTTGCTAACTGTACAGAGGCTATTAAGTTCATCCCACAGTTACAGTATCACGAAACGATAATAGAAGATGCCTCTCACAATCCACACGAAGTTACCCACGCACCTGAAAGCATACGATATGCTGTTATGTCAAGACCGCAAAGTGCTGAAGAAGTAAAGCCTGTTAAGATTAAGAATGTATTCATAAGGGAGCGTAATGAAGATTTCATAGGCATAGGAGCAGGGGATAAGGTTATAGAGATTTAGGAGTTAAAATGGTAGTTTGTTTAATTATATTGTGTCTTATACATATTGGTATCTTATTGGAATTAAAGAAGATTACCACTCACTTACAAGGTCAGCAAAAGAGTGTAATCCCTGTTTTTAAGCCTTTTAACAAGGAAGTCAAGGAAACCAAAGAGATGACCGATTTCAAGGCTGTAATGGATAATATTGATGCCTATGATGGCACAGGAAAAGGGCAGGCTAAGGTATGAGTGATATTACAAAAGTATGGAAAAGGTACGAAAATGGAGTAGATTATCACGTTAAGAACAATCTTTATTCCGAAACTGAAACATTTTACAATATGGTAGAGGGTAATCAGTGGGCAGGATTGGAAAGTGGTAATGAGATTTTCCCACAACACGATTTTGTATCAGTTGTAGTCAGTCATAAGACTGCGATGGTAGCGTTAAATCAAATGACAATCAATTATTCTTCTACAAATAGTGGAGAAAACCAAGAGATATTCCACCTTGCTTGTGAAAAACTGAACGAATTTGCAAGAAACAAGTGGGAACAGACCAAAATGGACACTAAAGATTGGGATATTGTAAACCAAGCCTGTATTTCAGGTGATAGTTACTTATTTACATACAGTTCAGACTTA